ATGAACAGAAAAACACCTAAAACTACTGATGGTTTAATGAGACATATAAGAGACAATAAAGGTATCCAAATAAATGGTAGCACGGAAAAAAACCAGTTACGAAACATCGGCTATTTTCATGGATTCAAAGGGTATAATTTCTTTTTAAACAAAGAAGAAGAACTTAATTTTGAAAAATTCAGCGAATTACACGCTTTATACAGTTTTGATACAGAAATTAAAAACCTTTTCTATAAACACGTTATGTTCTGTGAAACGGCTATTAAAAATAGATTGCTAGAAATAGTTTGTGTAAACTCTGGCTTTGATTTAGATAGTTTATTTCAAAAATCATTAACATATTATAAAAGTTATAGTCCCGGTAGTTCAAAATATAAAAAACATTTAAAAAATACTACTAGACTAAGAAGAGATATTTACGACATGATCCATGAACATTGTAATTCAAAACCATACATTTATCATTACATACATCAAGATAGAACCGTGCCACTATATGCCGTATTTGAATTATTCACTTTAGGAAATCTGGTATTTTTCACTCGTTGCATGTCCCAAAATTTAAATATAGAAGCTCAAAAACAACTAAAATTATACTCCCCAGCATTTGATCAAAGTAAAGATATACTAGGTGACATCATTGATTGTATGAAAGGCTTAAGAAATGCTATAGCTCACAATGGTGTACTTTATGACTGTAGATTTAAAACTGGAGAGACAAGTAATAGATTAAAAGAATATTTAGCAGTAAAAATGGATATACACAATTTAGATTTCGACAGAATAATTGATTATCTCATTTTATTAATTCTAATTTGTTCTGGTCTCTCTTATTCTAAAGCAGAACTCCAAAGAATTATAAGGCAATTCGAACAAAACCTTGATTTTTTACGATCAAAGATAAGCGAGTCGACTTATGATAAAATTATAGGCGTTCGAGCAAGACCTAAATTAAGAAGTTTAAAGAACTTTATCAATAACCTTGATTTTTATCTAAAAACAGATTAATATTATACATAAATAGCGGTGCATATCTGCGGAATGCACTTGAGGTTAACTGTTACTGACGGTTGCCTCTTTTTTTATGCATCTAAATTCATATTATTTTTGCAATATAAACATATCTTTGTGCAAATTCCGAACACAAAACATTCACATCCTCTTTTTTGCCCTTCATCTTTTATCCCAAAACACAAAAACAACCCCATAAGCCTATGCTTACGGGGTTTTACAATAAACTAAATATTATTGTTCTTCTTTTATATACTGCTATTTTATGAATAATCACTAGTGTTCAAAATGCTATTAAATCAATGATTTATAGTCATAATTTTCATTTTGAAAGCCTATGAACATGCACACTATTTCGTAACTTTGCGAACTTTTTGCGAACATACTACCCTTGCCCCTAGTTTCACAATTACGCCTTTTTTTCGCCTTTATAACAACCACACTCCTAGATCAATAGGTGGTACGGTTTGAATGTACCTATAGCACTGAATATTTTAATGGGCTATACTTCTCAACAATTCACATCACTTCATAATTAACGTATTCAAATACGTATTCACTGCCTGCAACGTGTGAAAAAATTTTTATTATCGCATGTAATCATTTTGAAATAGAAGTTTATGAATAAAAAAATAACCGCCCAAATAACGGGTGATGTAGCGACTATAACAACTCTACGTTATCAATATATATGTATATGAGTGATGACAAGGAAGATGTCTCCTGTGAGACCAACAGTCAGATATATGGCCTCTGCCGGGCTATATAGTTCACTCCTACTATATACGCATGTAATTATAACATAAAAAAATAGACAAGTACCGAAGTACCTGCCTACTACTCACGATTTCAACTTGAGAGAGATGTTGAATAAAGTATATAGAAATAATACCACAATTATTTTTTAATGCAAATAAAAAGGCGAATGCATATAATGCACCCGCCTAGAAAAGGCTCACCACAATTTTATATTAACTGATTTCCCCCCATAAGTCACCTAATATCTGATTGGGTGGAGCAGAGCCTTTCTATGTTCTAATCCGCAATTAGTACTGTTGCTCCTAACAGGACTTTTTTGGTATTTTCTGTTAACCTTAAATTTGTAATATTAAAAATCAGCAAACATAATTTAATTACTTAAAATTTATCTACTAATAGATACATCTTTAACTTTCTTCTAAACAATAGAAAAGAGCCAATAAATACAAGCAGGCTAGCAAAAGTAGTGGCCTTTCCAGAATTTTTTCCAGTTTTTGGCAATTCTTTGCTTGCCATTTTTACTGAATCCACTTTCAATTTTTGTTTTTCTTGTTGCATAGATTTATCTATTGAAATATAGTCAGATTTTGACTCTATTTTCGAGCTTGAATTCAACTGTAATATAGATTTGTTATTTGTTTCTACATTTAACTCTAGCTGAGGTTCTGTCTCTTCAATTTTTTCTAATGGTGATTTTATCTCTGGATCTGATTCTGGTTTTGACTCTGATTTCACCTCTGGCTCTGGTTGTGGTTTGGGTTCCGGTTTAAACTCTGGCTTTGGTTCTGATGCTATATCTTTTTTTACTAAGCCGAAATCGTACCAATACTGATTAGTATCCACTACATCAGCAGATGCTGCAGGTCCATCTGAATCTATATTGCCATCTACACTGTTTCTAGATATTGTATATTCATACCCGTTCGGAACTTTAAGTTTAAAGAAATATAAGCCTTTAGGCAAATCTTTGAATAAATACCTTCCATTACTATCTGTTATAACACTTTTAATCACTTTGAAATTTCTATCTTTAAGAAGAATTTCAACATCAGATATGCCTTTTTCGCCTTTATCCTGTCTTCCATTTTTATTGACATCTTCCCAAACAAAGTCACCTATTTCAAAAGTTTTTGGTTGTTTTGTCTCTACATGAGATGTCCACTTTGTATAATGCTCATGTGCCTTGATTTTTAACGACTGATCATTGCCATTCATTAAGCTAATTGGTTCTAAGGGTTTATATTCTTTTTTTGAAGCATGCTCAATTTTCCCAACATTATTCTCTAGTTGCTGTATATTGTCTTGATAGCTTGTTCCATCTTGTTTCTCATCTTTAGACGTATCTTTTTGTAAATTAGTATTTTTTGCAATTTTTGATTTTTCACTTGCATTTTCTGAGGCTTGCGCGTTAGGCACATCGTTAATTGTCACTAAAAATGCAGTAAGTACGAAAGTAGCGCTACCTATAACAAATCTTCTAAATATATTATTCGACTTTATCAAAACAAACCACTCCTTAATTCAATACTATAATTAAAACTTTACTATCAATCTCTCCACTTTAAAATAAAATTTTCATTAACTAAACTTTAATCATTCATTAAACAGATATCTACCACACAATCTAATTTCCACTCTTCTCAGAACCAAAAATAGACAAGTACCGAAGTACCTGCCTAGAAAAGGATCATTCACTTTTTATATTCTAACTGATTTCTCCCCATTAGTCGCCTAGTACCTGACTAGTTGGGGCAGAACCATTCCATGTTCTAATAGGCAAGTAATAACGTTGCCCCTCCCGTTTATATAATACCCATAAATAATATTTATATAACTAATATATGCAATTTTACAAGGCTCAAAATTGAGTTCTGCAGTTAAATTCATAAACATTTAGTATGGAATTTTAGTTTTGCTGTTTGATGTTATGTGTACTTTGGTGCATTCTGGTTCAAAAAGAGTTGCTTATTAGTATAAAATACTTGCGCCCGTATATCCCACTGGTGGGGCATTTAATTCTGGATTTTCAGCTATTTTCATAAATCTATTAGCTGATGATTTGCTTAATCCAATTTTTTAAGCCATAGCCTAAATTCTCCATGCACCAAATTATTCTCTTTAACATGTTTCAATCTTCGACCAATCTCGAAAATCGATTAACCAGCCTTTGATGATGTCGAATTTAACAATGTAATATGTACATTTTGCATACATAGTTATTAAAACTCATCGCTCACTGCAACACAGGTCGTTTCTCAACGTGAAAAAACGCCACTTATAGTGGTATAGAAATTAATATATAAGTTGTTTGTTTAATAATAATACTACTTAAATAGCTCTTCATTAAAGTATAAATAGGCTAATACGCCTATAGGAACACCTAATAAAGGAGTTGTAAATATGCTTGCTAAGAATATGTAAAATACTAAATAACATACATCGTCAGCTTTCCATTTCTTGTTAACTAAATATCTCCATATTTCTTTAATGCTCACACGATAACCACCTTTTTAATATGTAATAAAATTCTGTTCACTCTTACATATATCATAATATTACTATAAATTAAATAGGCATTTTATTGATTTTAACTATCGAATTTATATTCGATTTCTTATTCCAAATGTCACATATAAATTATTTAAATAAAAACGTCACTTTTGATAGTTGTTTTTCTCTAGCCTTTTCTTGAATATCTCCAGTTAAATCTTTGACGTAAAGAATTTAAATAAAATAAACCACCACCTATTGGAAGGTAATGGTTTCACATTAATCCTCTAATGGAATATCATCCACAATCACAGTATGATTAGGATTAGCGTTAGATACATCTTTCACTGCCTTATCTAATTCCTCATCGTCTCCGTCCCATTCACCAATATTAATGAATATAGGCACATTCCCGTTAATATCATGCTTATCTGTAAACAACTTATGGTATTTACCCAACATATCACGAGCTTTTAAACGATCACTAGGCTTAATTGGTACCTCTATCAGTTCAACATGTTCATTATAGACTAGCTGTACTTTGCCACTTTGTGGATTCTCTTTATATTCCCCTCGCTTGACTACAACTTCTTTCGTTTCTGTTTCATCACCGACTGCCGCATTCGTAAGCACATGTAGTAACTCTTTTGCGGTTAATACATTCTCATCTATAATCTTATCTTTTTGTTCTTGTATATATTGCTTGATGTGTGGCTTCTTCAATAACCTACACCCTGTCACATGTGCGCTATTTGCGCTATAGCCTGCTTTTATGGCACTTTGTGTTACATTAAGTGTTCTTATATACTCATTCACAAAACGCGCTTGTTTTGCTGTTAACTCACTCATTCTATCACCTCCACAATTTTATCTAATAAGGTTTCATACCATAATCTTACAGATTGTTCTGAACACTCTAAGACATTGCTAATATCTTTAAAACTACGTCCTTGTATTAAAGAATCGAAAATATAAAACTCTTTATCATTAGCTATTTGGTCAACAATCATTTCTAAGTGATTCTTTACAATATGATCATCAATGTTATCGTCTGCCATCCATTCATTAGAATTTTCATCACCTATTGAAAAGAATTCATCAGTATTTATTTCACCATCTATCAATACATCACTTCTAGTTCGCTCATGATAATCACAAACGAAGCCTTTTATTTGCTGTTTATCCATTGTTACACCACTTTTACATATGAAGATTGATGATAAGCATTTACTCGTGCAATCTTGCTATTTTCAATTGCTATATTTCTTTGTTTTTGACGTTCTGAACGTTGTTTAATACTTGCTTGATACAAATCAACCTGTAAGCGTTCAATGACGTTGTAGGGCTTATATCGTCCATTTGAACGCATATATTTTACAACTTTCTTCTGCTCTTTTTCTGTATAATGATTTAGTACCGTTTTCAACAACACCATATTACTTATAGATCGATTTTTATAGTTTTGTAATCTTGCCTTTGTTTCAATAATTTTGATAACTAGTTTTTCAATTGGATATGAGACAGACACGACCCCCATCATTTCATCACATGTTGTGGTCGACGCACTCATATGGTACATACTTTCAATTTGGAATTCACACATCTTAATTTTTTTATTAATAAATGCTGGGTTAAATTGCGTTAATAGTTGATACTCAGATAGTTTATTGTCGCCATTAAGATAATATAAACAATGCTTCGTTTTCAACAGTTTCATTTATTCACCCCTATAAACAGAGCCTACCCAAATTGGATAGGCAATCATTGCTATTTAATAATCCTGTTTTGCTTAGCTAAATTTTGTAGCGTTGTACCATATTGCTTTTGCTTAGACTGTTCTGCTTGTTGTAACTCACTTGAAATCTCCTGCATATTGTTTTTAATATCCAAATCAACTGCATTTATTAATAGATTTGTATCTTCTTCATTTAAACCAAATGCATTTGCGACCTTTTTAATATTATTCAACTCATATTTTGTTTTCATTTAGTTATCCTCTCTTTTTAACATTTTAGAAACAACTTGTTATTATGCTCGTATGGCAAATCATTACCATTAATATATGATGTAAATATATTTTCTCTAAAGTAGCCATTCAATGCTTCCCTAGCCTCTTTATCATCATATAATTGTTCTTGACTATAAATACTCGCATATTGCTGATGCTCATCTTCATATCTATCATTAATATCTTCTATTTCATCAATGATCTCATTATATGCATCGACTACTTTTTTTAATTTACCTAAAGCTGATTGCTTTTCTGATTCATATAATGATGACAACTCGCTTTGATGTTTTAATAATTCAATTGTCTTTTGATATTTAACTTCTTTCGACACACTTTTCTTTGTCTCTAAGCGTTTATTAAGTGCTTTTAGTTTCTTTTCATCAGCATCTGTTGCTTGATATAGGTTATCTGCTTTATCATCTTGTCCATCCATGATTAACTGTTTGTATGTGAACTTATCTAACTTTATTTTACTCTCCAATGCATTACGCTCTTGTTCCAATTCTTGTATAGCCTTGTGTTGATCTATTACAAATTGGTTGTATTCTTTAAAGTACGATTCAGTTTTCATTTTTATCCCCTTTACACTTCAATTCGTTTCAAAGCTTCATAGCGTTTCATACTGCCATCAGCTAGCTTTTTAATACTTCTCATCGCTTGTTGCTTTTCTTGTTCTGTCGTAATGATGTAATAACCACGTTCACTAGGTTTATAACTGCATCCGATAGGATAGCCATAATCATATACTAATGAATTGATTACTTTTCTTAACCATCGTTCATTGCTTGAATTATATTCATATCCCAATTGATTTAAGATTTTAGTTTTAGTAATATACTTATTGGACGTATTTTTTATCACATTGAAAACTTGCAGGTGTTCGGTGGGTAAATGATACGTCTCTTTTTCTGCGATACTCTGCATCTTCACACCTCTTTCTTTTAATTATTTCATACCTAAATTATACCATTTTTACAGGTCTAAAACAAACTTACGTTCGCTTTATACCGCATTTTATCAATTGTTTAGCTTATCGTATATAACACTTATAAAATCATGTTACAAACTTAACATTAGGCTTTTCACATTAACCTAATATAGAACTTAAGTTCGGTAAAATAACGAGAACAAATTACGAACAAACTTAACTTTTAGGCCTATACCAAAAACACAAACTTTAGCTTGTATTAGCAACACCAAAATTCGTATACATTGCTATAACCTCATTATTTTTATTAGGAGCCACACACTACATGTGACCCCTCATAACATTATTTACTCAAGCTATAGTAAGACGCTTTTAGATCATTCAATTTACGTTCTAAAGCCTTGTAATCCTCTTGTGTCACATTCTCATCTTGTACAAACACAGTTACTAATTTCAATCCCTCAACTAACTCTGGTGCTGGTTCATTGATTCCCGTAGCTAACTGATACAACATTTCAATATTCGCTATCACATCATTATTACTCGATTGAATGCCCTCAAGTGTATCGGTATCAAATCCATTTTCTAGGTACTCAAACACATCACTATTATTTGATTCTGCATAAGTTTCTAACCCATACATAAAATACTCATCTTCAAATAATTGACTGGCCATCATATCACTAATAGAAAGCTGTTTACCATCATGTAATTCATAACCTACATAATGCCCCTCTATGCTTCTTATAAGCCCCTCAGTGTGCTTAGGTGACGCCAATTCAAATGATTGCCTTACTTTACAATCTTTAATATATACATGACCGAATAACTTGCTGTTCATCATCACATAAACCATATCAAATGGATCATTGTATAACTTAAAGCAACATGGTTGTACTTTACTATGTTCTAATAATCCCGTGTAGTACCTTAATAACGTGCCTGCTCGTGTTTCAAATTGGTTTACAATAGTTTCTATGTTCATTTGATTTTCTCCTCTTTATTTATTCTTAACACCATAGGCACCCATGAGGGCACGTCAGTTTGTTGTCCATCTTCTGGATAACAAATAGCTAATGGTAAGTTAGGAACTCTACCATCCAACAAATAACGCATTACAAAACTACCTCTATACACTAAATCAAGTTGTTCACTTTTAACTAATTCAATCAGCGCAAACATTGTAATTTTGTTCCATCCACTCCAAAACACTACATTCTCATCCTTATCGTGTGTGATACTAGTTCTCCCTATATAGTCGTGATTCATTTCTTTAAACAAATCTTCTAACTGATATATCGGTATCTCCTTATATTCTTTTACATAATCGTATATATACTTTTTAAGTTGTTCTTTATCCATGTGTAACCTCCATATTTATATTGATTGTGTACCATACACAGTTAAATACACACTATTTTTTTACATTCGTGTACTGGGTAAAACATTGGTATATATAGTCTCGTGATAATTAGTACACAAAGTACACAGAAATTTTATTGATAGTTGTATATTATTTAGAAATCTACGATAATTAATTTATTAATTTTAACTATGACCATATATTTATATGTGTACATTGTGTACTTCGTGTACTATCTGCATGTAACTGTTGATATTATTGAATTTATCGAGTACACATATTTTAAAATTGAGTGTGTACTTATGTGTACTAATAACTTTCTGTATATGGATTATGTGAAACCGAGAAATCAAATCCTAGTTCTTCAATTATTTCTTTTTTAATCGCATAACCCAGATGCCTTTGAGATTTATGTTTTACTTGTTTTTGAATTCTTTTTTTATCTTTTATTAAATAACCTTTTTTGTCCCATTGCCCTGTAATCGTCTGCATTTCGTGTCCTAATTTATTTTTAACAGTTTCGTTTTTAATACAAAGAAAATCATGTTTATATACCGCTTTAACATCTCCGTAATTTACTGAATCATAACCGTCACCTACAATATTATTTCTATTCGCATCTAAATATTGTAATAGTTCCTCTAACAGTTGCTTAGGTTTATCAATTGTCTTATTGTTTTTAACCATGCTGTCATAGGCTTGTTCAATAATTTTAAAATGATCATGTTCAAATCCATCAATATCATTCAAAACCTCACCGGTAACTTGTAGTAACGCAAAGGCACGTCCTAAACGTTGCATGATTTCATTACCACCTTTTTGATTAAAATACCGTTGATAGCTCTCAAAAGCGTTCTTATACACGTCTTTTTTAGACTCATATTGTTTAATAAATGCCAACCCTAACGTTCCATAGTTCTCCCTAAACGATTTGTCTAATGTGGTAAAATCAAAATTATCTGGATATGGTTGATCTTGTAGTGTAACTACACGTGCTGATACACCCGCTTTTTCATCAGCCATATTTGCGATAGATGATTCACCAGTAGAAATTAAAATATTTCGCCATTCTTTTTTAGCATTTAGCGTTAAATTAATATTACTTCTTGATTTACTTTCGCCACTAGAAAAGTTATATGTGGCACTGGTAACAAACTTAGGATGTGTGTTACGTGTATCATCTTTAAACATTGGAAATGAGTTCAAAAATGATGCCATCGATTCAATACTATTTTGAGTAGAACTTCATGTCGTGATAAGGTCGCTCGTTCCCCAAACACTTGATACTAAGTTGAGTGTGAATGTTTTACCTGTAGATGTACTACCTGATATTTCTACAATAAAGGGCTGTAATCCAAATTCTCTTAATAAAACCGAACCTAAAGATGCATATAACATAACCATTACCATTGGTAGATCTTTTATTTGACCGAACACTTTTTTAGAGTAACCTTCTAATGTTCCTTTGCTTTGAAAAGAGCCTATTAACTTTTGAAATCCTTTATCATTACTAAACAACTTGATATTGCTGTCTTTCATCACTTCTTGATAAGGATAAATAAAATAACCTTTCACATGTCCCAAGCGCGTTGCAACTTTAACATTTAATGGTGGATTATACCGTTTAGATACATTAATATAGTCAACAAGTTTAGTAGATGTCGACGATGTTACATCTAGCTTTTTATTAACCAATTTCAAGAGTTGACGACTATCTGAAATTTCTTCGGCACTCACTGCTATATTTACAGGCGTTTTATTATCATAGAAAAGCATATTAAAGCTGACTTCGTTACTTTCAATATCTTCAAAGCGTTCAGTGATTTGAGGGATTGTACTTGTGATAAAAACCTTTTTATCTGGCTCGCCTTCTTTTTTACTTGGTATAAGTTGATTTAAGGCAATACCGCATTGATGATGTTCAATTTCATAACCTTTCGGTATAATTTCTTGTAAGGCACTATCTTTTTTATTAATTTTTTCAATTTTATCAAGTACATCACTTTTACCTGTTTCCATACAAAGCTCCTTTCTAATTGTTATAGTGTTTATTTAATATCGATTGAAAAGTAGCGTTGATTTCTTGTTCTTTCATAGGTGGTTTACATGCGAATTGCCCCCATAATAAAGCAAATGAATAAACAATATAATCATTAACGTGACATCTTAATAAATGCCCAACTAAGCTAGCTAGTGCATTGTTACGATTGCCTTCGGTTGTTCCAAAGCATAACTCTCGCCAATACTTACTATCTCGTCGCGTGTATCCTATGACACTCGGACTAACATTTGATTGTTCATACTCCTTTAACCACTGTTCAAGCATATCAACATCCATAATTGGACAGTCATTCACTCGTTTAATAAATATGTGCCCTTTTTGAATAACTGGTAATGCAAAACATCTACTTGGCTGATATGAACCTTCGTCCACTTTATGACCAATTTTATTTGCTAATACCTTTGAATATTTACGATAATCATCTGCACTTATTCGCTCATTTAGAGGGATATATAGGCGTATTCTAGCTTGTTCAGTTGTATGGCTAAACGATGTGTGCCAAAACCATGCAACATTGCTTAAAGCTGAGCTGATTGCTTCATGTAATTGCTTTAAATCATTTATTTCATCGTAATCAAGTACAATCACATCTCTGTATACGACATTAACGTCGTTGCGATGCTTTTTGATAATTTCACCATGATCATTTGCACCATTTTTAATATCACCGTAAACAGCAACACCACGTGCATACTTATAATTCGCTTCTATAGGCACAGACAGTTTATTAATTAACTTACTCCATTTAGGTTTTGAAAAGCTCTTAAATGAACGTGAGTCTAAACTTTCATAATGTACCACTGAAACATGTATGTCATATTCTAATTTAATTTCATTCATTTTTTGCACCTCTTAATGAAACAACAGAGCAAAGATGTTATAATAAGAATGTGTAATTTCTATATTACTCTGCTACTTTTATTGAATTCTTTGCGTCATCTGATTCCTCGCCAAAGTTCTCAGATGATGCTTTTTCTATTTCATGAAACTTTTCGATGATTTTATCGAACTGCTCTATATAGAGATGGAATAAATCAAACATTTGATTATTGTGAATACGTCTCTCATGATAAGAAAATCCCTCTCTAATTAATTCATCTTTATTTAAGTTATGATTTGGTTCATGTGGATATAACTCCTCAAAATGCCAACCATGACTATCCTTTAAATCTTCGAATCTATCTTTCAACAATTTCAAATCGCTAAACAAATCATTAATCTCTAAATTCATTTTTATTCTCCTTTTTCTAATTGAAAATTATTCTTTAATTCTTGTGCGCACCACTTCAATATCAATTCTAAGTGCTTTTCTCGACTGATCTCTGAAACCACTTCAATACCATTAACATATTCTGTGTGTTCATAACTTTCCAAGTTATTCATGACACTTAACTCAAGTTGATAAACCACGTGTTCTATTACTTCTTTTTGTTCATTATTCATTTTCTAATCCTCCTGTTAAATTAAATCCATAAGTTACCATCATGCCGTACACACTAAAAGCAACATACATATTCGATATTGCTAGCAATAAAATTGTTAACAATGAAACTAGGCAGATATAAGTTAAGTACATTTTCATTGCCTTGCCTCCTACATCCATTTTTTATGACGTTTCTTCATGTACTCCTCAAATCTAGGAATACTGATAACCGTCATAGTTGATGACAATGAATAATACAAATCGTCAACACCTTTAGGATCTTTCTCCCACTCTTTTAAAATACGATTTGTCGAACTATACGAAATACCAAAAATACTTGCTAGCGCGTTTGGTTTAGCAAACAGTGGTTTTACTACAACTTGTTTTGGTTCACTGATTGTATTTTCCTTAGTCGGTATATCTTTCAACTTTGTTCTAGCCATTTATTTGACCTCCTCTTTTTCTTCTATAAAGATGAAAATATCTTTTATATCAACATTGAGTCTTTTCGCTATTTTATTAGCTGTTTTTGGGGATGTCGTTCTTTTACCATTAACAATGGAATTCAAAAAGTTAGAATTCACTTCTATTTCGCTTGCAAAATCTTTTAAACTCAATCCTTCAAATGCAATCAAACGTTTCAAATAATTCACTTTAGCAATCATAAAAACACCTCCTCACGCTAAATGTTTGTAAACTTTAATTTTGTTTACAAACAAATAGTAACATCTTAGCTTCCTTTTGGCAAGTTTTTAATTACTTGTTTACGAACAATAAGAATAAAAGTATAATAATCAACATAGACAATAGGATATTTACAGGAGGATTGATAAAACATGCAACAAAATAGTCTTGAAGATTTTTCAAACATTCTTAAAAATTTTAGAAAAGAAGAAGATTTAACTTTAGATACTCTTTCAAAGTACTTAGGTGTATCAGATGTGTATGTTAGTAAATTAGAAAATGGTAAGCGCTTTCCATCTAAAAATATTTTATTTTGGTATGTATTGTTTATGGATCAATCTCAAATGCATGATGATATTGAAAAATTACTAACTATATTTAGTGAAAACAAAAAAATAAGCTATGAACAATTGAGAACAGAATATGACGAGTTTGTTAAAAAATTCCGAGAAAAACAAAAAAAGCATTCAAGTAAAATCCAAAGAAAAGAAATTAAACTTACTATGAACGAATTTAATCAATACCAAATTGAGGAAATAGACGAGCCTTACTTTGATTTAAAATGGCTATTAAACCAGTCTGAATATAAGCTGTTTTATAGTGGCATAGATAACAAAAATTCTCTTGGTTTTAATGAAGTTTTATCAGAAAGCGATAAAAAAATGTTAAGCGAGATTGTTAATTCAGTAATTCAAAGAATATATAATGATGAAAATCAAAAATAATACAAAATTAAGCAAAGGGGAAAATAATGAAAAAGATATTTTATTGCTTTCTATTGATATTTTCTATTTTAATGCTATTTGGAGGAATAAATGAAGTTACTCAAAATAAATTGACTTTTATAGATATTTTTATGTTTGCTATTTTTATATCTCTTATTGTATTTAGTATAGTTAAATTGTTTAAGCATAATCATTTAGATTATAAAAGCAATAAATCCAATACTAATCACAAAAATATATCTAATTCTAAGACGACTCAGTTTAACACTGTTCAATCAAATGACCATATTAGGAAAAATAATATCACACATGATATTGAAACTAATAATACTAAAAAAGTAAAACAGGTAAAGTCAATTACAAACAATAAAACTAATACATTAAATAAAGACCAAGTAAAATTGAATGAAAATGTCCAAGAAAATAATCAAGATTTAGTTATAGATGTTAAAGATGATAACAACAATAATTATCATTATGATTTAAATGCTAACGATATTTTAATATTGCACCTAAATAAAAATAGAGAAGTTGGAAAAGAAGTTAAAAATCAGAAAATCACAAGGTTTAACTATGGAACAGTTCGGCAACTTATTTGATGCTCATAAATCTTTAGTTTCAAAATGGGAAAAAGCTATGTCAGCACCCTCACGAGAAAGATTGAAGGAAATAGCTGAATATGGAGGAATGACCCTACCCGAAATACTTGGAATTAGTTTAGAAGAAAGAGTAAAAGAATATTACCTTAATATAATGTATGGTGAATATGATTTATTCTATGGATTTATAGAAAATGACGAAGATTTTTTAAATAATGTAATTAATTATATTTCTAGTTTAAACTTATCAATCGAAAATGTTACACATGAATTAGTTAGAGAAACTATATTGTCTCTAATTTCACAAAAACAATCAAATTTAAGCGATTTGGAAACATATAGAATAAACGAGTTCTCGAGAATTATATCGGATCAAAGAAAACTGCTTAATGAGTTAGCAATAAAACTTAATATTAAAGAATACGATCCAAACCCTGAAATGTTAATACAAGCTCTTTCAGATTTAGATTCATTAAAAATTAATATTTATTCCATAACAGAAAGATTAGAGACCTATTTAACTAAAGATATTGAAGATATAATTAATGAGAGAATAGAGAAAGTGAAAAACGAATATGATGTAGATTACGATAGTTATATCTAGTTATTAATATTGAAATATGACCCTACGTGTCTTTGTACACGTACGTCTTATTTTAAGGTTGTGAGATACATAGTAAAAATGATTTAACCAATATACTCAAGAGTGATTAATTGAATGTATTAATCGAATATTTACTTTTTACTATATATGCGTTAGTTATAACTATTTTTATCACTCAATGCATATCAATGTTTAAACTGATTGATAACATGTATAACTACGATCATTTAAAGCACTATAAAGAAAAAAATGATGAAGATGACAAGGAGGGATGACAAATGTGGGTTCGTGAAATCACTAAAAACAAAAGTACGGCCTATCGCTATTTAGAGCGCTATACAGACCCTTTAACTGGTAAGTATAAAACAGTATCAGTTACACGCAACAAGAATAATGTACGTAGCCAAAAGGACGCTCAATTGGAATTAAATAAAATAATTGAACAACGTTTGAAACATTACAGTACGAAACAACTTGAAAACTTAACGTTCCATGATGCGTGCGATGAATGGTTAGAACATTACAAGACACATTCAGGCTCAAAACCAACCACTATTAAAGAAAAGAAAAGTAATGCTAATACAGTCAAAAATGCTATTGATAGCAAAGTACTCATCAGCAAGATTACGCACACCTACTTACAAGACATTATTAATGAATGGGCTAAATCACATAGTATTGGCCATGTTCAATCTCTTGTTATTGTTGTTCGTTCCGTTTTCAAATATGCATTTAAATATTATGATCTACACGATATTAGTGTGTTAGATAAAATAGATATACCTAAGAAAGCCCAAACCAGAAACGAACTTCAAGCTAAACGTAATAACTATTTAGAAGATAGCGAAGTAAAGGAGTTACTTGAATGCTTCGACTATCTAATTAAACATAAGCGTCATGCTACGCGTAAACGAAACTATGAAATGGTTAAAGCATTAGTAGAATTTCAAATTAACAATGGAATGCGCATTGGCGAACTCCTAGCAATTAAGACAGACAATATAAATATTGAGAATAAAACACTAGAGATTGACGGAACAATAAATTGGGTGACTGATGCAGAAACTGGAGCATTTGGCGTTAAAGAGACTACTAAAACAAGTAAGAGTTACAGAACAATCGGACTCACAACTCAAAGTATCAATTTACTCAAAACACTTATACTGGAAAATAAAAAAGAGAATCAGTGGAATGCTAAATGAACTGCACCCAGTCTAGTAGACAATTAAATAATTAAAATTAATGGTTGGTTTTGTTGTTATACAGAATCAGCCATTTTTAATGTAATTCTTTCATGATTAAAGAAAAGAATAAAATCATGAATTGTTTTTGTAGCTTCTTCTACACTATTAAATTTAAAGTGCTTATTTCCTCTAAAAATTTCACTTTTTATTGTACCCCATACACCTTCCATTGGACCGTTATCGATACATTTGCTAACACGTGACATACTTTGAATCATGCCACATTCATCCAACATATGTTTAAATGTTTTCGATGTATATTGAAAACCTCGGTCACTATGAAATAAAATACCTTTGGTATTTTCTACTTTTTCTATCGCTTGATTGAATGTTTTAAATACTAATTGATTATTGTTAGAAGGGCCTAGCTCATAACTAACAATACGTTTAGCACCTAAGTCATAAATGGCACTCAAATATATCTTACTACCTTCTTTGATTTTAAATTCTGTTACATCTGTTAACCAAACTTTATTTGGCGTATCAATGTCAAATTGTCGATTAAGCTTATTTTCTGATGTGATTTGTGGCGTTGAACGTCGATAAGGTTTTCGCTTTTGACGTATTACTGCTTTTAAATTAAGTTCTTTCATCAAACGATAAATTCGCTTTCGGTTTACTTGTTTACCTAGTTTTAAGCGAATATAGATATAAATGCGACGATAGCCATAAATACCATTATACTTATGATAGATTGATTCTATTTCTCGCTTAAGCTGTTCATTCTCTAATTCAAGTTCACTCGATTGATAATGTACCCACTTATAATAACTCGCTCTAGAAATGCCTAAAATACGACACAAGCGTTGGATAGGGTATTGATGTTTTAACGCTTCGATCGTTTTGTATGCCGTGATTTGTTTTCTCTTTGAATCATCTCTCTTTCCAATGCTTGAAACTTTTTTAAAACGTCATTTTCCATCTCTAATAATCGATTTTGTGCTTTTAATGCTTGAATTTCAGCTTCTTTTTGTTCTTCTGGCGTCATCATAGATTTGGGTTTTCCTTTGCCTCTGCCATCTACTAATCCATTTTTACCATGTGCTTGATACTTATGAACCCACTGGTAAATTTGACCGTATGAGATATTAAAGTGTTCTGCAACTTCTCTATAAGATTGTTTATGATTCAAGTAATATTCAACAATTGTTACACGTTCTTCAAATGTGGTTTTTCTTGCTTTCATGATATACACCCCAGTTTTAGGAGATTGATTCTTAATCTCTTTTCCTACAGTATACATTTTTATCCAATTTTTGACTTGTGTCGAACTACGAATATTGTATTTGATTGCGATGTCTTGGGTTGATTGATTTGAATTCAAATATTCATTTACAACTTTTAATTTTAGTTCCTTTGAATAGTGATTGTATTGTTTTTGTGTAAGTAGTGTTTCAATACCATGGGTTTTATAATATTTATACTTAGGATACAAAGTATTGACATTAATATCTAATTGTAATGTATCGATTAAGTATTGAAACGACACGCCTTTTTCATATTCTTGAAACATATATAGCAGTACATCTATGTCTACTTTAGGTTTTATTGACATAAATAAAGCTCCCTTCAAAGTTTTCATTTTTTCAATGTCTACTTTGAAGGGAGCATTTCAGAATAAAATTTATTTAAGAATGTGAACATCTAGTTATTTCATAGGGAAATATTCCTTACTAAGTAACCAAGTCTAACAGTTAATATGAATTTGTTTTAGTAATGACCAATAGCCATTGAATAGGTGGCTGTGGCTCGAAAATAAAACAAATTATTAACGCAAAAATACTCCTTTCATACATAACACAAGTTAAGTGTCTATGTTGAAGGGAGTATTTTTTATGTTCAGAAATGTAATATTGTTAATTCAACGGAACTACTACATTATTACTGATTGTTAACGAATAACGTTGGAAAATTATAGTTTCAAACAAAGCTCAATAAATTATGAAAGTGAATTGTAAGCTTCAATTATTTCATCGGCTAAGCCATCGTCAACTTTAGCATATTCGCTTAAGAACGCTTTTAAACCGTGTTCTTTAATGTAATTATTTTTCTCAACAGTTTCTTGGTCTGCTGTATCATCATACTTCAATAACAATGCAGCTGTATTTAATAAACCAGTGCGTTCTAAATCTTTATTATAAAGATATGCTAATGGTTTTATAATTCTATCTTTAGGGCCAATTTTACGTAACGTACCTCGTCCGACACGTGTTACTTCATCAGATAAATAAGAATTGTTGAAACGGTCTATTATTTTTTCAACATAACCAGCTTGTTCCGCTTCAGTAAAATCAAATTCATTAGTAATATATTGACTTGTTTCAGCTAAAACACGGCGTAAGCCAGCTTCAATTGAACTATCTTTTACAGCGTCTAAAACTGTAGCTTTACCAGCAAATTTTCCAGCATACGCTAAATATGCATGTCCTGTATTCACAGTTAATAATTTACGCTCAATATATGGTGTTAAATCATCAACATATTTAATATGGTTTAGTTCTGGACCATACCATGCATCTTTTTCAACAACCCATTCATAAAATGGCTCAACCATAACGTCTAATATATTTTCATTCTTTTGTAATGGTACAATTCTATCAACTGCTGAGTTAGCAAAATGAATATTGTTACCAAGAGGTCCAGTAATATCAAGTACCGCTTTTTTCAATGTATCAGTTGCCATAATAGCATTCTCACAAGCAACAATATTAACATGGTTTGTTTTTTCTTTTAAGAAAGGCGCAAAAGATTTAGCAATAATAGGTAGTATATTAACACCAACAGCTGTTGTAATAATATCTGCTTCTAAAATTGCTTGTTTCAATTCTTCAGAAGGTTGCATTGAGTTAATCGCTGCAACATTATTTACACGTGTTGTTGTTTTAGACTCATCAGCTAAAATAACATCATATTGATGTCCAGTAGCTAATGCATTAATGATTTCTTCATTTACATCTGCAAATGTTACTTTTACATTGTTATCTGCTAGAATATATCCAATAAATCCACGACCTATATTACCAGCACCAAAATGAACTGCTTTCATTATGCATCTGCCTCCTCGAAAACTTGTTTAATTTCTTCTGCAGATTTTGCTTGAACGATACGGTCTACATTTCCTTCTTCGCTAAATGTAATTGCAATTTTAGATAACAAGTCTAAATGTTCGCCATCTTTACCAGCGATTCCCACGACAACTTTAACTACTTCGCCATCCCAGTCAACGCCTTCAGGGATTTGTAATAATGTTAAACCTGAGTGAATCACATTTGTTTTAGCTTCATCTGTGCCATGAGGAATTGCTAAGCCATTTCCCATAAATGTTGATACGACTTGCTCACGATCTTTCATTGCTTGAATATAAGCATCTGTTACAGCACCACTATCAACTAAGGCTTTACCTGCTTTTTCAATTGCTTCATTTTGGCTGTTAACATTTACATTTAAAAAGATATTGTCATTACTAAATAATTCGCTCAT